CAGCAGCATCTGCTCCAGCTCGTACGGCATCCGCCCCGCTTTGATTTTGCCCTCTACTCTCTTGGTGTCTGACGATGGCTCGGTCTCGACTAACAGCGCACCCTCTACCCCGGGCAGCATCTCCGTTCCTTCGTCCATCATGGGCGGCACGAACATCTCGATCTCGTGGGCAAAAAGCTCTGATGCAGAAAGCAATCTCGCCGGATACAAGGTAGAGCGTTCGACCAACGGCGGCAGATTTATCAGGGTACGGCCACCAGCACTACGAACAACGTCGCCTTCGGCACCACGTCCGTGATGTACCGCGTCAAGGCATACGACACCGAGGGTCTTGAGTCTGGCTGGCGCACCAGTTCGCAGGTAACGGTGGTCAACAACAATGCCCCGTCTGCGCCGCCGTCCATCGCGGTGCCGAATGATGTCAAGGGCGGCAGCACGCTGGTGATCTCGTGGACTGCGGCCAGTGACAGCGATGGCAACCTGAGCGGCTACATTCTGGAGCGCAGCACCGATGGCGGCTCCGCCTACACGCAGGTGTACAAGGGCAACGCGCTGACCTACACCGACACCATCACCAAGGGCTGGTCCACCGTGATGTACCGTGTCAAGGCGTATGACAGCTATGACGCTCAGTCTGGCTACACCACGTCCACCAAGCGCACGGTCGATAACAACACCGCGCCGACCATCACGACCTCCAGCGCAGCCAACCTCGGCACGAAGTCCAGCGGCTTCACCATCTCGTACTCCGTGGATGATGAGGACGCGGTGGACACCCTGACTGTCACCGAAAAGCTGGACGGCACGACCAAGCGCACCTACACCGCGACCCGCAAGGCCACCAACAGCTTTGCCGTCACCGGTGAATATTTCCAGAAAATTACGAACGGCAGCCACACCATGACCGTTACCGTGACCGATGGCAAGGCCACCGTCACCAAGACGTTCACCTTTACGAAGGCCGTCACCGCCGCCAGCATCACGCTGGCGAAGCCGATGGAGGCGGATGCCCAGATCACGCTCTGCGCCATCACCGTCGGCGGTCTGATTCCCGCCGATGCCGTGTTCAAGGTGGAGGTCACGAACAACGGCAAGGACAGTTCGCCGGTATGGGAGGACGCCACCACCGAGGCCCGGAATGGCCGGAACCATTTGTTCACGAACCAGACTGCGGCCAACGGCTTTGCATTCAATTTCCGCGTCACCGCAGAGCGCGGCGCAAGCGGCGAGAGCGGTTATATCGCTTCGATTCAGGGAGGTTTCCAGTAATGGGTTTGAACAGAGTAAGAGTCGATTCTGTGGCCAAGTTGCAGAAGAAGAAAACGATGGCGGAATTGCAGGAGGAGAATGAAGCCCTGAAAACCAAGGTTTCTTCTCTGGAAACCAACCTCGATAATACCCAGATGGCGCTGTGCGACGTGTACGAACAGCTCATCGCGGTCACATCCGCCGCAGATAAGGAGGCATAATCATGGCAGAAGTCTATGCAAACCTCATCCGCCGGGGGCGGAAAACCATCGAGCAGGTGCCTGAGCACCTGCGGGAAGAAGTCAAGGCCATTCTCGCGGCGGACGGCAACGCATGAGCCGCCTGCGGGAATTTGCCTTAAAAATATTACTGAGAAAGGAGAAAGGCATCATGGCAGTCATCTATGCAACCCTCATTGTGAAGGGCAAGAAGACCCTCGATCAGGTTCCGGCGCTGATTCGGAAGCAGGTTGAGGAAATCCTGAAGGACCTCGAAGTCGAGGTCGAGTGATCGCGCAGGGGAGTCGGGAGAACCGGCTCCCCTCATTTTTTTGCATGACGAAGGAGAGGAGGTTCAGATGGACCAGCCTATTACGCGAGCCGAGCATGAGGAGTTCAAGCGTCGGCTCGAAGAGGAAAATGCCCGTCAGGACAGACGAATCGCCTTGCTGGAGGAAAGCGTAAGCAAAATGGGCGCACTGTCCACTTCGGTCGAGAAGCTGGCCCTGAGTATGGAGAGCATGGTCAGGGAGCAGGAAAAGCAGGGAAAACGGCTGGAAACTCTGGAGAGCCGCGATGGAGAGCTGTGGCGTAAGGCCGTCGGCTATGCAGTAACGGCCATCATCGGTGCTTTTCTCGGCTATGTGTTCACCCAAATCGGTTTTTAGGAGGTGTGCAAGTTGAGCATCATTACGTTCCAGCGCGGGGATAAGACCGCGCTCACCAAGAACTTTACCAAGTCTGAGTTCGAGTGTCCCTGTGGCTGCGGACAGCAGTCGGTTGACATGGAGCTGGCCGAAAAGCTCCAGCTCCTCCGGGACAAGGTAGACCGTCCGCTGAAAATCACGTCTGGCTACCGCTGCATCACGCACAACGCCAGCAAGGCCGTGGGCGGAAGCCCGAACTCCAAGCACCGCTACGGCATAGCAGCGGACTGGAGGACGGAGAATCGGAGTATCAACCCTGTGGCACTGGGCATCCTTGCTCAAGCCGTGGGGTTCGGCGGCATCGGCATCTACTGGCACAGCCGTGGAGCCTTTGTCCACGCCGACACCCGTGGCACGAAAGCGACGTGGCTCTGCACCACGCCGGGAAAGTACCCCAGCACGACCTACAACAAGTTCGTGCTTCCCACCATCCGCCGGGGCTGCACCGGGGATGCGAACCGCAGTGCGACGATCATGCTCCAGAAGCTCCTGAAGCTGAAGGCTGATGGCCTGTTCGGAGAGGGGACGGAAAACGCCCTGATGAAAGCGCAGGAGGCGCATGGCCTGACTGTGGACGGCATCTGCGGCCCTGCATCGTGGAAGGCGCTGTCTGGCGCTGACAAGTACCTGTGAGAGGAGATAGGCTCTATGACGAATAGCAAAGTGTCCATCGCTACGCTGGCCCGCACGGCCGCTCTGGCGTTCGCTCTGGCAAATCAGGTTTCGAGCGCAGCCGGGAAGCCCCTGCTGCCCATCGAAAGTTCGGAGGTGGAACAGTTCGTGACCACCGGCCTGACCATTGCCACCAGCGTCGCTGCGTGGTGGAAGAACAACAGCTTTACCGCTGCCGCCATCGAAGGCGACAAGCGGATGAACAGCCTGAAGAATCGGGTCCACTGAATGAAAGGAGTAACCGAATATGAATGAGTTTACGAGAAGTCTGCTGTACGTTGCCCTGCTGATCTGCGTGCCTATTGCGACCGCCTGCATCAAGAAAGGCATTGCAGTTGCCGTTGACGCAATCAACGCCCAGACCCAGAACATCAAGGTGCAGCGGCTCGTCCGGGAAATCGGCGATGCCGTTGCCAATGCCGTGGCTGCGATGAACCAGACCTACGTCAACGACCTCAAAGCCGCCGGGACGTTCAATGAAGCGGAGCAGAAGGAAGCTCTGATGAGAGCCGTGTCCGCTGCCCTGAAAAGTATGAGCCGTGACGCACAGGACTACATCAAGAGCAACTTTGGCGATACGACCCAGTACCTCGAAAATCGTATTGAGGCCCAGATCGACGCCAACCACGTCGCCGCCAAGCAGGCCGCTGCCCAGAATACGCTGAATCTGGGCTGAGTCAGCGCAAAGTCAGCGTAAAATGATAATCCCCCTGTACCATGACCCGTAAAAAGGCTGGTGCAGGGGGATTTTTTTTGTTTGCACGGAAATTTCGATGGAACAACGTCGCCAGAAAAATCAATTCTCAAAATAGCCAAATTTTGTTATGCACTTTTGACAAATCCTTCCCAGAGGGTTCCAGACGTTTCCCAATACACTTTTACCCGTAACCAAAATGCAAATTCAGAGGTTTTCCAGAGGCTACCAGCGGCTTGGCATCAAATAGCCAGTGGATATAAAAAATATTTTGAAAAAATTAAAAAACAGATTGACTTACCAGTTGGGTAAGTTATAATGATACTAAGATAAATTACCAAAAAGGTAAGTTATCTACAATTACCAGCATCCGGCTGGTAAGTTGGAAGCACGAGCAGGAGGTGTAACAAAATGAAAGGCGAGTGCAGCATGACCGCTTTGGAAGCCAGTCGCTTGATCGACTGGCTGAAGGCTCACGGCCACACGGATGAGGAAGCGACGCAGTGCATTAAGTGCATTGCCGGAGTCCTCGACCCCGCAACCGGCGAGTCTAAGAAACAGTAAAGGCTAGGTTCCCCACACAGTTTGCGACCCTGTGGGAACCTAGCCAGACGGAACGGGATGGGACCTGCCCCATCTCGTTTCCATCTTATCAGGAGGGCAGGAGAAAGTCAAGAGGTTGAGAACTATGTATGATCTGCGTGAACACAAGGAACTGATTAGCCAGTTGGTTTCCGAGGCCGACCAGAACGACCCCAACTGGGAGTGGTCGGTCAGACGCCTCAGCAAGAACGTGGCCTGCATCTTCTGGGGTTACCTCGAATACTGCGATGAGGCGGAGTTGTCGTTTTCAATCAAGCTCGGCGAAGCCGATGGCAGATGCTGGGTTGAGGCTCGTAACGAGCACGGTTGGATACTTGAAAGTGAGATTGTAGCTGACAAGGACCTTCCATTCCTGAACTGCCCGATTGACAAGGCCATCGAGAAGATGGTTCGCTGCATCGTCAACACCGCTCATGCCTGCTACTGAGAGCATTGCCCGCCGGTATGCAGCGGACATCGGTTTTGCGGTAGTCGGCGTGCTGACCCGCAAGCCAGAGTGGGACGGCGTAGCCAGCGGCCCGGAAATTGGGCTGTCTGGCTATTACCGGGTCTGGGTGGATGAGGGCGGCAACGCCTACTACGTTCACGGTAAGGAATGCGCCATCATCGACCCGGAAGGCATGGTCTACTGAACGCCGGTAAACTCCCAGATGTACTCTGTAAATTTTTTCGATAAATCTTCAAATTTCGTTTGACACCAGTGGTGGGTAAGTTAGAATGAAGATACAGAAAAACATACCAAAACGGTAAGATTATGGAGGAACAGACGATGATGGAACTCGAAGCTATGAAGTCTTACATCCGTGAGAACAACCTCACCAACTTGGTCAAGGAACTTGTTACTGGAGCCGACATGGATGTCGCATCCGCTGTTGAGTACGTTTATGATATGAAGACGCTCAGCAAGGCTCAGTTCGCAAGCAAGTACTTCGGCTGATTCGAGAATGGAGGCATGGAATATGAAGAACAAGTACATCGTAGCGATTGATTACAGAGCGAATTACAAGCCGCTGACCATTGATTACAAGATGCTGAAGGCGGAGAATCTGCTGGATGCCATGAACGAGGCCGAGCAGTACATGGACAAAGAAACGGTCTACCTTCTCAAGATCATGAAGCGCAGCGGGGCAGCTCACAAAGTCAAGGGCGTGGATGCACGAGAAGCCACCTACACCGACGTTCTCACCAACCGGGGCAATGGCTGGCACAGCACCGATGTAGCTCACTGCGAGCAGCCTTGGATGAGCCAGATGTGGATGTACAGCAACGGTTTTGTTGACCTCTACTACTGCGAGGAAGTCCGACCCGCCTGAAGATGGCCGCCGGCACCGGCCGAAACGTCCTGCTGGGCGTCGCGGGAGCCACCCGCAGATACATGATATTTTGGAGGTTTTAGCTATGGAAAACAAGAACATGACCGCTGCTCGTGAGTGGGAGAACGACCCGAACTGCTTCCTGCGGATGCTGAACAGCCCTGCACAGCAGCGGAGCCGCATTGCCCGCCGCCAGAAGGATGCCGACCGGGAGCGTTTCAACAACGTGCTGAACGCCGTTGCCATCGGCGCAGCAGCCTTTGCCGTCACCCTGCTCGTTATCTGCTTCGTTCTCTGATGGAGGTATCAGCTATGGATAACCAGAACATGACCTATCCCGAACTGCGGGACCTGTTCGTTGAGCGCAACAAGACCCAGCTTGCAAAGCCGGTGAGCGCCTGCATCGTATTTGCTGAGAGCAACTGGCCTGACCGGCATTACCCGCTGCGTAGCCGCACCTATGAGGTCAGCAGCGACAACAAGGCTTTCCGGTCGAGCTGCTGCTCCACCAGCCTGTTCGGTTCCTGCTTGGATGGCACCGACCAGATGGTTCGCCTCGACTGGTACATGAAGGACTTTGGCAACAAGGGCGGCTGGGTCGTTGACCACTGCTACCTGAAGGAGAACAGCGATGAATCCGATGTATGATTGCTCCGGCCGGCTTGACCGGTTCGGCGGAGTAACGGAGCCGCCTGATGATTACTATTTCTCGTACAGAGAGTCTGATGATTCCTGCAACGAACAAGTGGAGGAGGACTGTGACAATGAATAACTCGCGGCGCAAGCGTATCAGCAAGATTGCAGATGCCCTGAATGAGCTGAAGGGCCAGATTGATGAGCTTTACGAGGAGGAGCAGGAAGCCTTCGAGAACATCCCTGAGAGCTTGCAGGGGACTGAGCGGTATGAGGTTGCAGAAAATGCGGTCGATATGCTCGAATCTGCATCCTCCGGCCTCGAAGATGTCATCTCGTTCCTCGGAGACGCGGAGGGCTGATTTATGGGACGTGGCAATGTTTGTGTGACCGGCTCGTATGAGGGTCTGTTCTACATCGACAACGATGACCTGCGGGTGTACCGCAAGGATGGCCCGGGAACAGACGATTGCGAAGATCGCCTCCAGCGTGATCTCGACTATGCCGACATCACGGGACCGGACTGGTATCTCGATGAAGTCGGGAGCAGCTACGAGGAAGAAGACGTTCTCGAATGCTTCTGCGCCGAACTGCGGAAGCTCTGTCCAAGCTTCCAGCCTGCGGCCAACTCGAACGTCTGGCTCGGCAATGAGCGCCGGGTCATCCTCGAAAACGAGCTGTTTTACATCTGCGTGGAGGACAACGAATGGTCGCTGGCTGTCGAGCTTGTCCAGAAAGACGGCTACTCCGACTGCGAGAGCGCATGGATGGCCGGTCTTCAGAAGCGGCGCTACCGGGGATACCTTGATAGCATGAAAAAGGCCCTGCTGGCCCGCCTGCCCAGCATTGGCATTCGCACCGGGGCATGGACGAGCGGGACTATCACGAGAGAGGAGGCTGGTGTATGCTGAGTGACATGATTGATGATCTCGTCCGGGCCGACTGCCCGCAGGAAAAGGAAGCAGTCTACCGACAGCTCGAAAAGCTCGGCGTTGACCGCATTACCGCTGATGTCATCGCCGATGAGCGCCGAAAGGAGGCACACCTGTGAGCCGCTACATTCCCCCTGAGGAGATGAATGAAGCTCAGATCAGGGAGCAGTTGGACGCTGAGTATAAGCACTGGGATGACCTGAAGAAGAACGGCTGTTCTGACCCTGCATGGCCGGATGGCGTGAATCTGAACCTTGTTCGGAACCACATCATCTACTGGTATCGGCTCCTGCGGGAACGCACCAGCCAGACCGTGCAGCTCTCGATGTTCGACGCTGGTATGGATTTGAGGAACGAGCGGCCGTTGCCGCCGGAAGTCCCGGACAGGTACATGGTTCCGACCGGGAAGTACCCCGACCGTCTGAACGGCAAGTGGGATGACCTGATTTTTGACCCGACAATTTGATGAAAGGATGAAGAAAGATGACCGATGAAAAGAAGTTTGAGGTTCATGCAGAGATTACGGCTCGGCTGACCCAGCAGGATGTCGATGACATCATGGTTTCTGCGCTGGAGGGCGGCATCAACTACTGGTGCAGGCGCGTTGTTGTGCAGGGCAAGTATCTCGGGGAGTACGCAAGTGAACAGATTTCTCGTGGTGGACAGCTCGCCGTTTGGCTCGAAGAACCGTTTGAGGATGACAAGACCTGCTACATCCTCGACCTCGACAAGTTCCTCGCCGGATTTAAGCAGTGGCTCGAAAATTGCTACGCCAACTGCGACGTTGTGGACAGCACTGATGGCTCCGTTGACTGCGGCCAGATTGATGCCACCTGTGCGGACGAGATTGTCCAGCACGCACTGTTTGGCGATTTGGTATTCGGCTGAGGGGAGGCAAAATGATGATGGCATGGTTGATCGTGGTAGATCAGTGGCTCGAAACGGCCACGGACATCCTCTGCGCTGCTTTTTGGGCAATCGTCGGGGCGATGGCTGTTGTGGGCTTGGCGAGGCTCTTTCTGGGGAGGCGTTGGTAATGAGAACATTGAGAGAGCGTGATGCGCTGCTTGAAGAATTGTGGAAGCAGTTCGGGGATGTCCCTATGGACCCCTCCACCGAAACGATGGAGGCCCCGTTTCTGGATTTCCCGGCAGGAACCAGCCGCGTTGACATCTGGCGCTGGTTTGATGAACGGCATAGCAAGGGCATTGCCTACTTGCTTTACAACGAGGATGCCTCTAACGCGGCAAGCATCACGAGCCTGCTGCACTGCCAGAAGCTCTGCACTGAATGCTGTTCTGAAACCTGCGTGTTCAACTCGCAGGGCATCTGCATGGCCCCGTTCCTGACTGGGAAGAAGCCGGGCATCCATGATGATGGCTGCACCGATTACTGCCCGAAGCCGCTGGATGGATGTGAGCTGGTTCGCTCCTACTCCGAGTATGAGCTTCGGAGCTATGAGGCGGACGTTCGGGAACATATCTCACAGTTCACCGACGAGGAGCTTATGGAAGCCTATGAGCTTGACAGAACGACGCTCAATGCGCTCGCCCCGCGTGCGGCGGTCTTGATGCGGAAGTACATTGATAATGACGATAGCTGGACGTACCACCGCGATTATGCAATCTCGGAGGCCGTCAGCGAATATAAGGAGGACAAAGACAATGGCTGAGAAAATGATGCCCTATGCGCTGCGAATGACGCTGGCAGTGCTTGCAAATAAGCCCGATGATGCCCGCAGCATTTCTGCCGAGTGCGTCACCGCGATGACCAAAGAGCTGATGGGCGTTGTAAGCCAGTATGACCTGATGGACTTCCCGTTCATGGTTGCTGCCCTGCGGCTCACCGCAACCTCGCTGGAGTCCCTGCTGGATGAGCACGGAAAGGGGATTGCCGATAACATCGTCGCCAACACCACCTGCATCACCATTGATGCTTCCGAGCTGAAGCGTCAGGCAAAAGAGGAGGAGTAAGGATATGGAAATCAAGCGCGGCGACATTTGGTATGTGAGCAAGGACAACTACACCGGCTGTGAGCAGGCGGCTGGACGCCCGGCAACCATCGTCTCCAACGAGAAGAACAACGCCTGTGCAGAGACGGTAGAGGTCGTATACCTGACCACCCAACCGAAGAAAGACCTGCCGACGCACGTTCTCATCCGCAGCTCTGAACGTGAGAGCACTGCCCTCTGTGAGCAGATTACGACCGTATCGGTTGACCGCCTGCTGGGCTACAAGGGCCACCTGACCCCGGCAGAGATGACCAACGTGGAGGTTGCAATGCTGATCTCGCTGGAGCTGGAAGTTGGAAAGCCCATAGAGAAAATCGTGGAGGTCACGAAAGAAGTTCCGGTCATCCGGGATGTCAAGGTGTCTACGCCAGCGTCAAATCCGAACATGGCTGCGGAGCTGGCCGCAGCGAAAGCCAAGTGTGAAATGCTTCAGACCATGTACGAGAGTCTGCTGAATCGGGTTCTGGCTGGAAAGGCAGGCTGATGGTATGCGAGCATCTGATATGGTACGCGCAGCCCTTGCTGGAGCAGGGAAGACCCAGAAAGAGTTGGCCGAACACATGGGCTGGACCCCGCAGAACCTCAGCGGGCGGCTGAAGAACAACTCGCTCACCTTCGATGAGCTGTCAAAGGCTCTGCATTTTGCTGGTTATGAGGTCTCCATGAGTGATGCCAACGGTGCGGGCCTCCCGGAGCTGGGCAACAGCACCAGCCCTGCTGTGGCGCAGACCGTAGACGGCGTTCGATATGACACCCGGAAGGCGGAATCGCTTTGCTCGAATAAGGTCGTGATGTTCGAGGACTTCTATGTAGAGCTGTTCGAGGATGCCGCCGGGAACTACTTCACCGTCCTCTACCAGCTTTCTGGATGCCAGCATCATACCATCACCCCGGTAAGCGCCCGTGCTGCCAAGCAGTTCTTAGAGAGGTTCGGGAGCAGAGCATAACTGCTGGCTAAAGTTCCTTCGGTATACGGTAAATTTTTTTGTGAAATCTTCAGTATAAGTTTGACTTACCAGACCGGCAAGTTAGAATGAAGATACAGAAAACAACTTACCAAAACACGGAGGATTTGAATATGAAAACCTACATCGTCACCTATTTCCGCCATAACCCGCAGCTCAAGAACGGAGGGTATATGTCCACCACCAAGATTGAGGCCGTGTCCATCGCCTCGGCTCGCAAGAAGGCTCGTGAGTTCTGCGAAGGCGCAGTGTACGGAAGCCGCGAGTTGCTGGATGTTCAGAAGGAGGTCAACGGCTGATGGCTCGCAAGGAAATGTACACCCTCAAGGTTGACGGCCGGGTGGTCTGGACCAGCAACCGGCTCCCGTACATGAAGAAGATCGCAAACGAAACGCTTGAGCTGGACAACGGCTTCTTCGCTGAGATTCTGCGCTACAACAAGACGTATTCGACCCGCTTCTACAACACGAAGTGGAGCCGCTGAAAGGAGGATGCCTTATGGCATTGTACGCCGTTTACTATCAGACCGGTATTTCGCCCCTTGATGGCGCACCGCTCTGCACCATCGACCTTGTGACGCAGGTCGAGGCCACCGCGATTGCCAAGCAGCAGGAGCTGACCGATGCCGGTTTGGTTGCTTGGTACGAGCAGATTCAGTAAGGAGAAAGGCAGAATGGCAAAGATCATGCTGGTTATGACCCATGAGGAGGTCAATGAGAACATCGCGTACAACCTCATTTGCTTTACCCGCTATGGCAGCGCATGGGACACCGGTCGCCGCCGTAGAGCGTGGCTGGCAGACTTCACCGAGGAGGAGCGCCGTGCTGCCGGTCGGCTGTTCAAACAGGCGCGCAACTGGACGGTTGGCCGGGGCGTTCCCTATACCGTGCAGATGAGCCGGAAGACGTTCCACCTGTGGCAGAAGCTCGGCGACTTCTGCGCGTCCATCTGAAAGGAGAGGTTCGAATGGAAGAACGGAAATGGATTCTTGGCGATGACTTAGCAGCCTGCGATAACCTGCTGGACGGCATTACGTTTGATGACGTGATTCTCGCCGTCCACTGCAACTGCCGCGTCATCAGCAGGGAGACCGTCACGAAGCAGTTCTTTGAAATCCTCGAACAGCGGCTCTTGGACATGAACGAATTGCTCAACCGCAACATTGACAAGATTGCAGAAGAAGCACGAAAGGGGAGAGAATGATATGAAAAAGATTATTAGTCCGTGTTTATGCAAGGTCTACACCAGCAGCGGCAATGAGGCGACTGCGCGGGCATTCTGCAAAATCCAATTTGAGAATGGCAGACTCAGCATCACCGGCGTTATCGGCCCTCTGCGCAGCGGTGGCTACCGTGGCGGCGCCGGCCAGTGCGTTGATGAAATCCGCGAAGGCTGCCCCTGCGATGAATGGACGCGGGAAATGCTCGACAAGTTCTGCTCCATCTGGGACGAGTGGCATTTGAACGATATGCGGCCGTACTGCAAGCACCAAAAAGAACTTGGCTGGGACAAACTGGCTGTCACGCCTGTCACGCTGTACCACTACCGGTTGAACAGCAAAACCCTTCGGCGGCAGGAATCCATGAAGAAAAGCTCGTGGAAGATGCTCTGCGATGGCATGACCACAGCCCTGAACGATAACCAGATCGAAGTTGCTAAGTTGCCGTACAGTCTTACGCTTCCTCACGAAATCTCCGGCGATGCAGCTTTGTATTACGAACCGCAGAAGCCTCTCTATCCCGGAATGGCTGGTGCGACCGAAACAAAGGCCCTCGGCTGGCTCCATCCTGAGGAACACCCTGATGGCATTCTCGGCAAGCCTTGCCCGGTCTGCGGCTACAAGTACGGCCACTCGTGGTTGACGGAAGAAGTTCCGCAGGATGTGATTGACTGGCTGTGCAACCTGCCTGAGTCGCCCGTCGAACCGGCGTGGGTGTGATTATGAGTGGCTATGAGCAGCTTTCCATGTTCACCATGAACGTAGACCCGGTTACTGCCATCTGTTGCATGGATGGTTGCCCGGCGCGGGCCAGTCCGGTGGAGCCGTGGATGGCGGCGCTCATCCCAGCCGGAGAATATGTGGTGCAGATTGCTGGGCATCCGCTGGTTCTGCGGCCCATGCCCGGCAGACAGGCCGACATCCAGCGTGGGCATGAATACTACCACTACATGATCGGCGGGCGGCTTTATGCCGGCACATTCGTTGGGAGGGATTCTGGATGATGGACAAGATCGTGGTCACAGCGGCGGACATCGAAAAGCTCCTTGCATGGCGGGATGAGCACAACGATCTGGTTCGTTCGATGCCGGTTCCCCTGCGAGAAGTGGAAATCCAGATTGTCGAGAGCGGCATCTCCATCAAGTGCTTCCGCTCTGACAAGAAGCTGAAGCTCTACCTTGACAGTCCGACCCGGAAGCTCGGTCACGTTGCCTTCGCTCCACTGGGCAACGGCTTGTGGAAGAAGAAAGTGAGTACGCTCCCTGCGGACTGCAACCCAGCCGAAACCGAACAGGGCGCTTTGACCGTGTATGGCTCCTTGATGGCGCTGATGGCGTATGGAACGGGCAGCATCCGTGGTGGCGTGGCTACCACAACCTCGAAGGCTCCTGCTGAACGTAAAAGCTCCACAAAGCCGCATACGGCAAGCACCACATACATCATTCACTCGGCCGGAAAACAGCTTACAGTGGTTCCTAGAGGCCACCATGCAAGCCCGGCCTGTTCCTTTACCGTAAGAGGCCACTTCCGCCACTACAAAAGCGGCAAGACGATCTGGATTGCGGAGTACCGCAAGGGGACTGGCCGCAGCCGGGGCAAGACCTACAAGATCGGAGGTGATCTGGATGACCGAGAAGTCCGAATGGCAGTTCCTCGTTGATTACGTCAAGGATGACACGACAGATTTCTACAACGATGCCTGCCAGAACCAGCTTGTGGCCTTGTGGACCTCGTACTGCCTGCATAACAGCCTCGATGTCGATACAGCGATGTACGATGCAGTTTTGATGGATTTGTTCAACGCTCTCTCCGATGAACAGAAAGTCGAACTGCACTGCACCGGCTTCTCGGAGCTTGATAGTATGATGGCCCAGTGGCTTGTCTGAAAGGAGATAAAAAATGAGCAACATACGGTTAGTTAATGTGGTGCCCATCGTCAACGGATGGAACGATGCGGCGAAGAAGAATCTGGAGGAGGCCAAAACCTTGATGGCCTCCGGGAACCATCTCGACTACAACGCGGGCGTTGTCAAGGAAAGCGTTGCGAACCTCGTTTCCGGGTTTGCCGATGACCTGATGAAAGCTCCTGCTGTTGACCCGGAGAGCCGACGGCCTGTATCTCATTGGGTTTTGCAACGCAGTGTCGCGTATTGCGAAAGATGTCGCAAAGGGTACAGAATTACGAATGGAGGAGCGAACGTCTTGACGTTTAGCTATTGCCCGAACTGTGGTGCAAAGATGGAGGATAACAATGCCTGAAATCAAGATTTTTGATGCCCTGCCTGAAGAAGAAATCCTCGCTCAGATGGCGGAGGAATGCGTGGAAGCGTCCAAGGCGGCTCTGAAGCTCCGCCGGGCGCGCAGCGGCGTGAATCCTACGCCGGTGTCCGAGAAGGATGCCTTCGAGAATCTGGTCGAAGAGTTGGCCGACATCTACCTTTGCAGCATCGTCTTCTTCGGCGGCGAGCTGGATGACAACGACCCCTGCAATATGTGTGATGCGGTCGGCGACCGGATGGTCGAAATTATGGAGCAGAAGCTCGCCCGCTGGAAGTACCGCTTGATGAAGAAGGAGGAAGTCGATGTCCCTGAAGAATAAAGCAGTCCTCATCAGCATTCGGCCTGAGTGGTGCGACCTCATTGTGCGGGGCAAGAAAACCATTGAGGTGCGCAAGACCCGTCCGAAACTGGAAACGCCGTTCAAGGTGTACATCTACTGCACGAAAATTCCTGATTGGTTGCGAACTGTAAGCCATGAATGGCAACGGCTTGACAGAAAAGTTATCGGCGAGTTTATCTGTGATAAAGTTTTGGAGCTTGCGCCGCTGAACCGTTCGCCTGATGACATAGAACAGCAGGCCTGCATGGACAGGGATGCCATTGTCCGCTACCTGAGATGCAAAGGCTGGGCATGGCATATCTCAGACCTGAAGATTTATGACCAGCCCAAGTCCTTGTCCGGCTTTTCTAGGCATGACTTTCGTGGCATGAACGGAACCGATGTCTGTGGGAATGAGAGCTGCGAGCATTATCAGCCGTCTGGAAGCTATATGCTCCCGCCGACCTGCGCAATCAATGGCTGCTGTTTGAGCAAGCCGCCCCAGAGCTGGTGCTACGTTGCTGAGGCAGAGGAGGATGACGCCTTATGAGTAAGAAACGGTATCTTGAAGCTGAGATGCTGAAAGAGTTCCTGCGCATGGGCATGAAGGTAGGCCATATCCACACATTACGGGATGTGGAGAACTATATCGACACCCAGCCAGAAGCTACCCCGCAGGAAGTGGCCGGTCAATGCTGGAGAAATTCCAAGTATGACCCGCCAACAGAAGCGGATGCTGACAGACTCGGAAGAATCATTGTTTGGGGAGCCGCGGTCAAGCACGTTGACATCACATATTGGGAGAATGCAATTTTTCACCCTGTGGACGTTCCGTTCTGGATGCCGTTGCCTGTAGCGCCGGAGGAAAAAGCAGAATGACACGTAAAGAAATGCTTGACCTCAGCATTGCAAGTGATGGATTTCGTAATGCGGTCAGAAGAGCGCTGTTTGAATGCTCCAAATTTCCGCCCTGCACTGAGCGAATGATCGTTGAGGGAAGACTGGCTGAAGCGCTGTATTTTTCAGAGCGGATGATGGAAAAAACGTACAAAGACCTTGAAACGGAGGGAAAAACTAATGTGGGCTGAAATGTCTGATGCAGCCAAGTGGCTGGCTGTTGGAGCTGCGATTGTCGCAGCCATTATCGTAACCGGGCAAACGTACCCGTTGTGGTTCTTTCTGATTCCGATGATCTGTTGATGAGGAGGTGCTGACCGTGGAACTGAAGAACAGCGAGCATTACAACGACCCGACGCCGTATGAAGCACACAAGAACATCCGCAAGGAGGAACAGCTTGAAGCTGCCCGGATGCGCACCATCAGCGCATTGGTCAGCGCATTGAAGCAGGTAGCCGATCTCGCCGGGTTCGAGATCGTGGGCCGGGTTGTTCTTATGGACAAGGATTCCGGGAGGATTTTCAGATGAGTACCCCAAAGTGCGAGATGTGCGGACGGGACATACCGAACGCCAAGAACCGCCAGAAGTTCTGCCCTGACTGCGTAAAGAAACGTCAGGCCGCGCAATCCCACAAGTCTTATCTCAAGCACCGCGAGTATTATCTGGAACGCAGCCTTGCTCAAGCTGAACGTCGGAAGCAGGAAGCGCTGGAGGAAAGGATGCTGGAGGAACTTTTGCTCGCAAAAAGACCGGAACCGAAGTACAGCATCACTCAGGTGGTCGAAAAGGCAAAAGACCTCGGCATCAGTTACGGCTGGTGTTCGTATCTGCTTTCGGTCGGAAAAGTCTGTATGGAATGA